CCCGCCATAAAGGCCTCTTTTGTTGGTAAATTGTCCATTAAACTTCTTTCGCTTGAACCTTGCTCTCTCATGCCTGCTAACTCTAATTCGAACTGATACTTCTCTTTTTGCAATTGAGATTGTAGTTCTGCTTTGAGTTTTTCCATTTCCATTTTAGCCTGCATTTCCATTTGCAATGTTTGCTGCTTAGATTGTTCAGCAGATTGAGCAGATTGCATTTGAATTTGTCCATTTTGCTGTTGCTGTTGCATAGCCTGTTGCTGTGCTTCTTCTCGTTTCTTTTTTATACGATATGCTAATACTTGTTGAGCCTGTTTTAAATTAGTTATTTGCTCAATAAATACAGCATCTTCAAAATCAACTTGTCCTTGTGCTACACTTGCTTGAAGTATTTGCATAAGTCTTGCTTTTTGTTCCTCTGTAGGTCTATCTTCAATTTTTACACCAAACTCGTGTTTAGAAACAGTTGGAGTCATTTTAAAAAACTCCATAGTGTTTTTGCCTAAAGATCTGATATAACCTTCTATTGGTTTCTTTTTTACTGAATCCTGTAATCTTACTATAACAGCAGATGCAAGTCTTTCCAGTAATCTTCTTTCGCCTTGTTCAATATGTGCTAATGCATTATTAGTTGCTTGAGCGGCTAGTTTTGCAGTAGTTGTTAGTGATCTTGCATCAGGTGTAGAACCATCGGTAAATTCATTAAGACCAGTAATCTGTCTTATCATCTCAATGTTATTTTGTATAACTTGATAATAAGTCATAGCATCTCTACCTAATCCATTTTCTAACTCTTCTATAGGCTTATAATTAGTTGGCTTACCTCCTATATCATTTTTCCTATAAACAAGCGTACCTGTCTTATTAAACAAGTCAATAACATCCATTGGTTTCATTTGTTGACCTCCGGCACCTAAAGGAATATCCTCTAATGCACCCAGTTCTATCATAATACCTTTTGGTCTTGCTTGATTAATTGTATTCTGTAATCTGTACCATGATATTTGTATTTGATCTGCAATAGGTATTAATTGCTCCATGATACCTAATGGCTTCATATTATGAAAGTCAGGAGAAAACAAATGATAAGATAAATCTGTATCCATCAAATTTGACTTAACTCTTTTCATATCAGAACACAAACCAAAATTAAAACAGTATTCAGAGTCTACAACCCAAGAAATTTTATAAACAGTCTTGTAGGATGATCTTAAATATTTATTTTTTCTTTTATTACTACTATTATATCCTGCTCTGCCAAACCTTTTATTGCCTCTTTTATCTGTTCTATATTCATGTACCATTTCATCTACAGAGAAAAACTCCATATCTAAAACTAATACTTTTCTATCATCATAATGTTTGTAGAATTTCTTATTTGATGGAAACATTTTAGAATTTCCTTGTCTCCCAGAAAATCTATCTGCTATATCTTGATATTCTTTTTCATCAAACTGACTTCCTGCTCTTTGCTTTAAATCAGCAATACTCATTTCTGTAATTTCTCCTATGTGTATTTTATCAGTGAAATCTCTTTTATTACAATGAGATATTAATAATTTAGCCGGATCTACAACTCTAATTTTTACAGCACCATTACTATCAATAAACTCTTTATATCCCGCAACACCATAGTCAAATAAAAACTCATTTATTTGTTTTCTCTTTTCTTCCATATCATTTGTATGAAAGATCAAATCAATACCTTGTTCCATTTCAATAGAAGCATTATGCTTATATGTATAAGCCATATGCATTTCTAATTCTTCATCATTTAAGGGATCGTTTGGCTTGGCTTTTAAAGCACTAAACTCTTCTATTCCTGGTGCAGATTTAGCAGCCATATTTCTAAGATCCATTTTTGCTTTTGTAGTCTTATAATATGTTTCTATATCTGACTGTGCTAATGAATCTATAGGAGTCGCTGTAATATTATATTCTGACTTACTTAATTTACCTAAAGCAATTCTTCTGAATTTTGGAACTATAGGTAATACGGTCCAGTCAATAGCAAACCAACTTTCATTATCTGCTTCATCAACATTCAACAATCCTTTATACTTATTTATAGACTGATTGCCTTGTGCGTAGTCTTTTATTTTTGGATATGTACCTCTATTATTATGAAACGATTGAGTTCCATGTTGTGTATAATCTGACCACGCTGCTTTAGCGTATGACAAACACCAATCCTTACCCTTCTGAGCAGGGTCTACATTATGGTTTGGATAGTTTGCTTTTTCTGTGTGTTTTATCATCCTACCTTAAACTTTTTAAACATATTTTTTGCCTCTACTAAATTTCCCTTTCTGAGGTAGTTCTTTAGAAGTATATTTTTATCTGCTATAAGTGTATATCCTGCTGCCATTGCCGCATCAAATTTTGTTGTTTTACTTATATCAAATTCTAACCAGTCTTTTAACAGTTCTGGAAAACAAACTTTCTCTACATTAGTTTCTATATAGTCTTCACTTACTTCTGCAATTTGCTGATGTGTCTTCACAGATCCACTCATCCCAGGTTTAGCACTACCAGGTAAATACATTAAGAAGGCAGAATAACCTCTATCTTCAAAATAATTTTTTATACCAATCTTGTTGTCTTCAAAAAGAAGGTCACAAGAATAATAGTGACAGCACTTCAAAACATCTTCGTAAAATTGTCTTGCGGTACTTGGTCGGTAAATATATTCAACTATAAATGAACTGTCATAAAAATTTGATATTGAGTTGTGTTTCTTGTATACATAGAAAGCACCGTTAGATCTTCTTTGATCAACAGTAGAGTCATGATCATAAGGATCACACCCCATAGTAAACTCTCCTTTTCTTGTTGGAAAATAATTTTTACCTCTTTTTATAACATTATTAGCATCTTTAAAATCTTCAAACAAATATGATACCTTAAATCTACCATTTGACATAGGTTTGAATTCTACATGTCCAGTTTCTTTGTCACCCACCCATTCAAAATTTCCTTTTGTATATAAATTTTCATTCCAAGAAATACGATCTATTTGATCATTTAATTTCATTGCATTAAATAAAGACCTTTCTCCATCTATCCTAAAAGCCTCTTCAATAGTAAACGGATTCCTTCTAATAATACTCGAAAGAGCACGATCGTCATTGACAAGATTTGCACGTTCAGCCAAATAATAGTCCTTAGCACGTTCTTCATTTGCATACCCATACTTGTCAAAGTATAGGGTTTTATATGCGGGAGTAAAGAATCGAAATAATCCACTGGAAGTTCTACCATGTACATTTCTATCTTCTTGATTACTAGCATTCCATAATTTTTTGAAAGACTCTCCACCTGATTCCATTTCTTCCACAGTGGTTGTATAAAGTAATTTTCCAATATATTGTCCATCCAATTCTGAACAGAATCTAACAACATTGTGCCTTTCCCAGACATCCACTTCCATAGTTTTTCCAACCTCGTCACCAAGGTATCTGTGTAATTTTGTTCCATCATATGCATATTTATCTGAACTCTTCCAGTCTATTTGTGATTCGAGTTCGGGTTTACCTAAATCTTCGAGAGACTTTCTCCCACGTTTAGTTGTTCTATAAAATCTTAATTCTGAGGTTGGGGTGACCCCTTTTGACTGATCATAAACCGGTCTAAAGAAATCTGGTAGTTTTTTAAATGGTCCAACAATAGATTTTGCAAACACATTGTTTTTTGCATCGCTTGCAGTTTTTGATTGTATACCGCCATTTTTATTTTTAGATCTAGATATAAGATCAAACATAAATACACCGGCTCTTACAGTTTTACCTTGTCTTCGTTTAGTTAATTCTATCATTCCTAAACATTCAGGGTTATCTACACAAGACTGTAAAAAGTAAAAATATTCTTGATCCACTTTTCTAAAACTTGGATAACCTATATCTATTTTCCACCAGTTTAAAAACAAATAGTGCATTCCGGTAATGTATTCAGCCTTACCGTTATTCATAAACCATACACCATTTAATCTTTTATCCCATTCCTGAGATCTAAAGTTTTCTAACTCAACATCAAAATAGTCTTTATCCTCTGCTTGCCTTACTAACTCTTCTTTTCTTTTATATTCATAGTTTTCAGGTAAGTTTGTTCTTATCCAAACCTGATCTGTTTTTTTTGAAGAACTGGTTATTATAGGACGCTTTTCTGTTTCTTTAGTTATAACATTAAAGACCTTTCCTTTTGGCGGAATAGTATATTCAACTCCTTGAATAGTTACTGTCATAAGTTTGCAATAAATTCTGGTGTAAGCCTCTTGTCTGCTTTGATTACTTTTAATAATTCTTGATCCTCTCCATACAGTTTCATATAGTATGAATCTAACCTATCATTAATAGTATTAAGATCATCCATTATTTTAGACTTTATTTGTAAAGCCTGTAAGATGTCTTTATCTCGGTCGCCCTCAACTGGACTTAATAATTTCGTTTGGTATTCAAAAAATGTTTGCTCATTTGAAACAATCATTGACCATATTCTATTATTTTGTTTTCTTAAAAACTCGTCTACCATGTCTACTAGTTTGCTTGACTGAAAGAAAAATATATCATGCAATTTCTCATTGTCTTTAACAAGATCAAACCCTGATAATATTGCTGCTTGTTCTTTTCTTATTTTAAGATCTGGAAACTGTTCCTTCATAGGAGTGTTTTGGTCATACATATAAAGAACATATGCAATCATCTGATCTTCAGCAGATTGAAAACTGCTAAACATCTTCATTTTAGGATATTTCTTTTTTAATGATCCTTTAACCTTGAATGGGCTAAATATCATTTTGTTAAAGTCTTCTGAATTGAAGATTTCAGTTAACGACATATTGTTGGTTTTTGGTAAAAGTAAATGATTATTATAGTACAGGTGTTAAAATTTATATCTCAGTTTTATTACACTGCTTTGGGTCTTAAATTTTTGCTATGGTACTTGGTGCAAATATTATATTTACTCATTATTTAATTGTTATGGCACTATATCAAGGTAAGACTGTTACGCTTAATAAAGTGATGAAGTCAGAACGAGCAGCAAAAAAAAGCAAGGTTTATGTAAAAAAACCTAATGGAAAAGTTACTGTCGTTCATTTTGGTGATCCTAACAT